CCTCCATGATGATGTTGTAGGCAATGAGGTTGCGCAGGAAGTCTTGCTTGCCCTCAGTGGTGGTGATGTCGAGGGTCTCTTCGGTCATGCGCTTGATGAACTTCGTCTCGAAGTTCTCTTTCGCGCTAATCGTGGCCGACTCGACGTGCTGGGCGTAGATTTTCTCGCGGTCGACGGGGAAGGTCTCGAGCACGTACTCGAAGCTCATGCAGTGGTTTGCCTCTTCCCACATCTGCTTGGCGAGGTACAGGTGCGCCTCAGGAGCCTGCACGTACGGGTACACGCCCAAGGCCAGTGCCTTGTTAACGATGAGCTCGCTCGGGTTGAAGAACGACATGAGGAAGGTCAGCGCGTGCTGCTCTTCTTCTGACATCTTCTTGAAGTCAGCGATGTCTTCGCCGAGCTGAATCTCGTTGGGGAACCAGGTGTTAGCAACAGCCTGGTTGTAAAGGTCCATGGCCCACTGGTACTTGATGGGCTTGAGGAGAAGTCCCTCCTGAATGCCGGTGCCGAGAATGCCCACGAGAGTCCTTTCAAACTGCAATTAGAGACAAAAGTCCCGACGCCACAAGACGCCGGGAGGTGTGTGTTTACACTATCGCTTTAGGCGATACGCAGCTTCTGCTAACAGCAAAGACGAAGCCCCCGGGGACCGTAACCCGGGGGCTTCTTCCTTGTCGGTCCCTTTACGGGGACTCTATTCGTCGTTACTCAGCAGAAGAGTATGACGGAGTTGCGTTATACCCCAAGAGCCAGTTCATTGCGGGGTAGCGCTCTGCGAGCAGTCGCACAGCGGTGTAGTACAGGCCCGTGAAAAGGCCCGTGAGAGCGATGATTAGTGCCGCCCCGGTGTCTGCGTCAAGGTTGAGTCCCACCGAAGCGAGCCAGGCAGTCAGAGCTCCTACGAGGGTCGGGACAACGGTGCGGATAAGGGCGATGAGGGTCTCGTGCATGGGTCTCCTTTAGTCACCTTTAGGATACTCGGGCGTGCTCTTCTTACTGCCCTTACTGGCCTTCGGCCTCTTGGCTAACGCAGAAGATGAGGGGTTTACCCACCGGCCACCGACGCGGATGCTTTTGCCGCTGTCGTTAGCAAGCCGCTGGGCGTTCTGTAACATCTCGAATACCCCGACGTCAAAGTGCGCATTGAGGTCATTCCGACCAGTCATTGCACCGACAGTTCGTAAAAGGTCCCAAGCTGCGGGTTAGACCGAAGAACAGCCTCTCGCTCTTGCCAGGCACGGTCTTCTTGAGGACTAACCGGGAGCGAGTGCTCTGTCATAAACATAAGGATACCTAGGCAGACTCTGTATGCGGGTCTATTCCCGGCGCGGAGTACGACCGTAGTAGCTGTTGAAAGCGGACAAGCTGTTCCTCTACCTCTGTAAGGCGGCTTTTCATGCGCAAAAACTGCTCTAATCCGCCCTGTGCCGAGCCAAAGCCCGCAGAGAAGTCGGCGTAATTCAATAACTCCGGAGTTAGGGATTTGGCTTTATACCGCTCCCACGCCTCCTGCAGAGGTTCTCCGCCCATGACCGGCTCGCTCGTCATCGGTGGTCCTCGTCATCCCAGAAGGGGGAGTCGGGGGTCATGTCGGCCATCAGGGGTCCGGTGTACCCCGGCAGGCGGTAGTACTCGGCAGGAGTCTGCTCTAGGGCACGAGCGAACGGATTAGCTTTGTCGTACTCCTTGACTGCGGCGTAGGCAAAGGCCCCCGTTACGGCAAAGCCCAGGGTCTTCATGCCCACCTGCTGAGTGGTGCTTGCCCGCGCGAGCATCCGGCTCCCGCAGAAGAGGGCTACCCACCCACCCCAGGCGTGGCCTTTAGCAAGGCCCCAGAGCCCGAGGGTAGCCAGGGGTCCGAAGATGAGGATATACACCAGATATATGGCCATGAGCTATTCTCCCTGTTTTGCGATGAAGTCTTTCATTTGTTCAATCTGCGCCGGGGTAACACCGGTCCAGTAATCGGGTGTGATGACAAGCGCGTCTTCTCCGAATGTGGCGTACACCGTCTCCGCTAAAGAGTTCGTGAGTTCATCGTCGACCCAGATAAACGGGCTAGGACTAGCCCCGAGGTCGGCGTACACGGCGGGCTCTTTCCAAGACATCGTAGGGTAGCGAAGTACTCCATCCACGGGAGTGAGGAATCGGCTCTCTGTGCCGAGGCCCAGTTGCGGACCAAGAACTGTCGGTGCGGACTTAGTCCAGGTGGTGGCCCACACGAGGTCGACATCGAGCCGACGTATCGCTGTCACGAGGTCTTTGGCCCAGGTCGACCGGAACTCACTGCGGTCTTCTGGTCCGGCAACGGGTTCCCCATACGCCACGCCAAAGCCGGGGTCGCTCCCGAGCCAGGCAAGCTCATGAGCACCGGCGTTGATGACCCCGTCAAAGTCCAGGTACAGCCGAACTTTGGGGGGACCCGGTATCCCATACTCGGTGCCGTCAGCAAACCCCGCGTCGTAGCCCTGTCGCCAAAGCTCGTGGCCGCTCAGGGTCATCTCTAGGCTCACTCGGCGTTCTCTATTTCGGCCCCTAACGAGCCCGCTTGAACAAACTCGTACCAAGCAACCCACGAGAGGATGCTCCGACGAATCTCGTCTAATCCGAGGTCATCGTCGATACTGGAAAACGACCAATGAGTACCCGGAGTCGGAAACTCTGCGTTGAAGTAGCGGGCACGGATAACCACCCCCATTTCATCGGTGGTGTTCCACGCTTTAGCGGGAGTGATGATGGGAAGTTCAGTCGTCTCGTATGAAAAAGAAGTCATATCCACAGAGTACGGGATGGGGCATTACCTAATTAGTAATTAGCATCACAGTCAGATAACTACTGTGAAAAGCCGCCCGCACGGTAGAAGTGTCGAATGCGGTCAAGGTCTGGGCCACGCCGCTCTCGGATGTCGGGGTCGCTTTTCATCCGTGTGTATTCGGTGTTCTCGTAGACGTTGTTGTGTTGCGTTGCTTCCGCCGCCGCCTCGCGCTCATGGCGGGAGAGGTTGGCGAAATCATCATCTACGCGAGGGTCGCGTTCTTTGGGAAGAACAGACGAGCCACCACCGGGACCCAAGCGACTGCCGCGGCTGAGACCCACGTTAAGGTTTCCGCCGAAAGCCCAGGCGCGCTGCGTACCGGCGGATTGGTGTGAGGCGAGAGCGTCGTGGGCATCCCTGACGTGCTCCCCCTCCTGACCGGCTAGGTCAAGGTTGGCGGCACCCTCGACCCGCCGCGCGTGGCGCGAGTCGATAGATTCAGGCGTAGCCAACGCCCCGGACTTGTAGAGGTGCATTGTGAGGGGATGGACCTCGTTGGCCTTACCGGCCTTGACAGCGCGGTCAACGGCGTCGTGGTGCGACGTAAGGTCTGCGTGGGGGTTTAACACCAGTGCCGAGGCGCTGCCGGGGTCTTCTACCATGTTGTGGTAATACCCCGCGTCTTCCTCAAAGTCCGCGCTGGGGAGCCTTGACGCCCGCGCGTACTCTTTCTTGCCCAGCAGGTTGATGGCGCGGTCGGCCTTGTGCGTCAGGACATGGTCTGACAGCGAGACGTCGGTGTTGGTGGGGTCTGCCTTGGTGTGGAAGACGTACATGTTTTGCGCCGTAATGGAGCCCCGAGCTCCGGCGCGGTGCATCGCTGCGCGACGGGTTCCTACGTGCATTGGGCGGGTATCGTCGCGGTCTTCGGCGTCATGCAGGTTCCCGGCGCGGTACTCATCGAAGTTGACGTCTTCAACGGAGGCCAGCGTCCGGACTCGGCTTGGCGGGGCACTGTGGTAAACCGCCAGTGGGTGATTAGCAAACTCTTCAGGGCTCATCTCGTGAGCTTGCTTGACCTGAGACGGGCGCGGCTTTAGCCCAGGGAGGTGCGGCTGCATTTGGCGGCTAATGTTCTTGGGGCTGGGCACCTATCCAGTGTCCCAGCCCCACAGCGGTTAGTCCCAGCGAATGGGTGGCTCGAACTTGGCTTCCCGGCAACGGTCGGCAATTACCCGCCACTCAACGCCGCGGGTGCTGTGCGCGGCAACCTTAGGCTCCTCGTCGTAGATAAGGAGCTCGTGCATACCGAGGCGCTTGATTCCCTTGCCGATACGGGTGTGCGCCTTGTTCTCTTCAGCAATCATCCCCAAGTACAGAATGTGCATGATGATAGTGAACTCCAGTGGGTCCGAGTACTGCTGCGCGAGCGCGTCAATACCCCGCGACACTTCTAGGTCAAAAGTCTTAGTGGTTCTCTCGTACACCCACACAAAGTGCTCATAGACCTTTTGCGGACCATGCTGTTCGGTCCAGCATTTCGCCAGACTGAAGTACCACTCGTCGGTGGGGTACCGCGGGTAGCTGGGGTGCTCAACGTAGATGCACCACTCATCGAAAGTCCCCGAGCAGAAGCCGAGGCTTTTACCGGGGCCAAACGTAGCTAGCTGCCTAACCCGCTTACCGGCAATGACGACCTCTTTAACCGCAGTATCTACTTCGGTCATCAGGGGGCCACCCGTCCACTGGCAACAAAAGCGGCATAAACGCGGGGGAAGTGTTGTTCAAGTGCCGACTCCAGTAGGAGCGCTACCTGCTCAATTTCGTACTGGGGATAGGACCGCTGCACCGCGTCAGCATTTGACGTGCGGAGACTGAGGAAGTGCATCAGCGAGCGGGCGTTACAGGTCACGTACATCTGCGACATAATTCCCACCGGGAGCACTGCGCGCGCAACTTCGCGGGCGACCCCGTGACGCAGAAGCCGCTGATACTCTTCCCACGACTTTTCAAAGGAGAGTTGCAAGATGCCGCGGGCCGTAACCTCGAAATCCCCTAATTCCATTACGGGCCGCGCGGATGTGCCGACGTTTTTGATACCCCGCGTAGTTGGCGGCACAAAGAACTCCGGAAGAAGCTCGGTGTAGCGACCGCTCATCTCGTTGTAACTGAAGCCTGCGCGGTGACGCTGGAACTCCCGCAAAACGTAAATGGGAGCCTTGACATAAAACGTCATCGCCGTGTGTTCGAAGGGGGAGCCGTGGCGGTGCTTCATTAAATAGTTGATGAGGCCGTCGGTCTCTGACTCCTCAGGCGTGTTCTCCCCCACGATAGAGACGCGAGCTGCCTGTACAACAGAGCTGTCGCCGCCCATAACAGAAAGAAGAGTGACAGTTGGCTCCGTCAGAATAGTAATGAGACTCATGCGGCGATAACGACCGATGAAATGCGCTGTGACACGTTGTGCTCCTTAGTGGTGTGCGAGAGGTAGGTGGCATCCATAACTCGATAAAAGTTTATGCCAAAGGCCTCTCACGACCTTAACGGAGTACTGCTGCTATTTCAGGGTCTCTCGGGTGGCACGGAGGGCGGTGTAAACCTCAATTCCTTTAGGGAAGCACGCTTTAGCCCATTTCCGGGCTGTGGCGTCGGTGTAGTGCCCCCCGAACATCTCAATGGAACGAAAGTCGTCAGCGCCGACGGGGCGGTAAAAGAGCATAAAGTCTTTACGCGCGGCGGGCACCGATTACGCCTCGGTGATAGCGGTAACGGGACTTGTCGTCCGAAAGGTAACGACCGATGGCCCGCTGAGGGGCTCCAGGATAAGCCGCATACCGAGCCCGACCGTAGGCTCCCCCATACGGGCATACCGCAGCCAGACGTTATCGCCTCGAAGGATATTCTCTGGCTCTTCTGCAGAGAACCGGCGAACAGTTTCACCGCGGAACTCATACGTCGAGCCGGATTCCGTAGTGACTACTACGTGGGGAAGTTCCGATATGTGGCTTTCGCGTGACATTTCACTAATGTATCCGCTGCATAACGGTGTTGTGGCTAAACTCGCGCTAACCGATTCTCTCAGCGGACAAGAATGCACCGCGGTGCAAGGACTCCTGCAAGAACCGAGTGTCGTCCTGCATATCAAGCTGGTTATTCATGCGCCGCTCCGTCTTGCCGACATACGTCGTCTGGCTATAGCGCTCAGAGCGAGCGAACTGGCGGGGGCTCAGGTTGGCTGACATGACTTAAGTCTGACAGGAGAGGCCCGGCGGGGGGCTTGCTAACAGGCGGTAAAGACAAAAGCTGTTAGGCGGAAGCTAACGCAGCACTTACGGCTGCGATAGTTGTAGCCTAACAGGCTTGTCAAATCGTAAAGACCCCCGGGGCACCCCGCGCTATGTTTGTGGCGGAGGCTAAAGGAGCCTATTCCGGCTGACCGGGGTAGCGGCGTGGGCGTCCCGATTTCTCGGCGTTGATAACGTGCGAGCCGGTGGTCAAGTACTCCAACAGCAGAGGCTCCGTAGGACGCGTTTCAAGGGCCGAAAAGAGACGGTGATGTCCGTCTGCTACATGCAGATATGAACCCGCCTGAGGCTCATCTAGGGCGTGTGGCGGCATAGCAATGACACTGACGGGAGTCTGCACACCGTGGTTCTGGATGTCGGTGTACAGATTGCGGCTTTTGGCCTGTCGGGTCTTGCGCTCGCGGAGTGACGTCAGGGTCTCGTAGCCGTCGCTGCCGTGGTCCTTCGAGTCATCCACGTAGTTGCGGCCATTGGGCATGGTGTCGCCCAGTACCGGCTTGCTGGCGAGCAGCTCCTGGGGAGTAGCAAATAGCGGCGGCTGCACCGTTCCGTCGGGCGAGTGAGCGAAGAGGTTGAATTGTGTGCTCAGGCTTTTAGTCACGAAACCAGTGTGACACTTTGGCTGGCCCCCCAGGACTCGAACCTGGAACCATCCGGTTAACAGCCGGGCGCTCTGCCATTGAGCTAGGGGCCACTGATTATTGTGCAGGTTAGCAGCTCAGTGGTGGCGTTATGGCCCAGAGGCCACCTAGCCGCCAAACACCGCCCGGAACAGGACAGTTAGCTGCTCCACGAAGAGCACGAGGGCAAAGGCCAGCCACGCCAGCGCGAGGGCTACGCCGACAAAGACCCCCACATAAACAGCCTTCTCGCTAACCAGAGCGCCGAGGCCTACGCAGAACGCCGGGAGAAAGACAAACGCGGTCCAGATACTGGGGATAAAGAGCACAACCACAATGAGGGCTGAGGTAATGGGGTCCATGCCATAAGGCTTTCAGAGACCCGCAGGCTGCACAGGCTTACCTTGCTCCTCGCACAGTTACGCCGACCCACTTTTTATCTCCTTTAGCTCCGTTAGACCTGTTTACAGGCCAAAGTGGCTTACGGAGCCAGTAACATGCCGCCAAAATGCTGCGGGACTGCTGACCGGTAGTTACTGCCCCCAGCTATCAGTGCCAGGCGACCAGGAGTCATAGTCGATGAACTGGACGGTGCTTGTCCTGCCGGTCAGTCGGTCGGCCATCAGACGGTGGTGCCCCTCGGCTACCCAGACCTTGTTGTCGTGCTTGTAGACCTGCGGTGCGTGGTAGCCCTCAGCCTCACGGAACTCGGTGTGGTCATAGCCCTGGTCGACGTAGTGCCGCACTCCCGGCTTCTCGACTGAGCGCTGCGTCGTGTGGAGGGGGACGCTGTGCGGCAGCTCGACCATATCGTGGGGCTCTGAGTAGTGATAGCCCTCGACCTCTCCCGCGATGTGGGGTGCTGCGTACTCATCGGCATGGAACACAAAGCCAGCGCCCTTAGCCGCTCGGGAGTTGAGCGGGAGGTGGGGGATGATTTGCTTGCTGATGTTGTGCATAGCGCTACCTAGACCCCGGTGTTGTTAGGGTCAAGGGCCTGCTTCGCAGCCTGGCGCTTACGCCCAGCTTCGACCTCGTGGTGGTGACTCTTGTTGCAGTCGATGCAGCTCTCGGCGGGTGCAGTAGACCAGTGTGTGCGGGAGACCCCCCCGATACCTTTGTAGATATGACCGACCTGGGCCACATGCTGAGGGGGTATCCCGTGGGTAGCGAGCTCGTATCCGGTCTCACGGTCTTCTTTGACCCGACTCTTGTGGGCAGACATCTCCATAATGGCATCGCCATATTCCGTCTCCGGCTCATCCCGCGAAAAGTAGACGCCGTTGCGGTTGTACGCCCGAGTCACACCCGTCATGTCTTTAACCTGCTCGGGGCTGTACGTGGAGGGCCGGAGGCCGGTCCGCTTGATAGAGGCGACGTTATCGCTGGGGGTGACGTGGAAGCCACGCACGCGGTCGGGGTGGTCCGGCAGGGCGGGGGTGTAGGAGTCTTTCGGCTGAGAACTGCCAAAACGGTAGCTGCCCCGGTAATGGGGACTGTCCCAGTCGACACCCTCTAATCGACCCTGTACGTACTGTGGCTGGCGGCTTCTGGGCATGACTCAAGTGTGACAGCGGTGCCTACAGGCGGTCTCGGCTAACCGAGCGCCAAGCTGCTGTCAGCTCCCGCGGGAACCTAGGCTGGGCATGGCCAGCCTGCCCGATAGCTATGCCTGCCAGATGGCTAGCTAGTAGAGAGCGCTGATGCCCTCTTGCAGAGAGTCAGTCAGGCCATCGTTGCCGGAGGCCCCAGCGGCGACGGTTCGCATGTCATCGAGGTGACCATGGGCCTCTTCGATGTTGCGGAAGTAGTTGCGGGCAGTGCCGCCGGTGCTGTGGACCACATGCGCGGTCTCTAGGTACGCCAGCGCATTGCGGACATGGTTCCCGAGCTCCACACCGTTGTCGTCGAAGCCTACGTTTTGCAGGAGCTCAGCGTGGGTCTGCCGGATGTTGCTCTGCAGTTCGCGGATGCTCATGCTGCGGGGGTCTGACTCGGTGTGGGAGTGGTCTGTAGTCACCTATTCAGTATGCCATCGGGCAGGTTGGCCAGGGCGCTCTATAGGTTCAAATCTGTTTTCTGGAGGATATTGTCCACTGAATGGTCATTACCGACAGCGTATGGGCAGTAGCTACAGCCTTTGGGGGAACTGCAGTCACTGCCCATACGTGTGTGGGCGGCTTACACCGGCAGGGAGTCGTCGTTGCCTTCCAGATGCCGCTTATGGGCCTCCCAGCCCCAGACCCAGTCCTCGGCGGACTGGACGATTCGTTCCGCCTTGCGGTGTTGCGTGTCTGTCGAACCCTCTGGGAGGGTGAAGTAGAACCGCAGACCGCCAAACTTCTCTTTGATGAGAGAGATGTTGTAGCCGGGAGCCATGTCTTCCAGACAGTCATGCGCAAACTTGATTGCGGGGTACCACTCATCCTCCAGGAAGAGAGAGATGTAGTAGTCGTTGTTTTCGGGTTGGGCTTTCATGTAGCCAGCAGCACAGCGGAAGCCGGGGAGCTCCGCGACCGGTGGCCAAGGCATTGTATCTTCGGGTACCTCGGTGAGAATGGTCATGTTGATACTTACTCACACCAGTGACGTATTGCGCAAGCCCCCAATCCATAACGAATTAGTAACGAAGGCTCTCCGCAGCGCGGCTATAGCCCTTTCAGCCCGTTTTTAGGCTAGGAGGGGTGGTAGCCGAACTCCTCTGGGCTATCGCCGGGATTAATAATGTGCTTGGCCGGGACGATTTTGGACAGGAGGGTGTAGTCGTTGTTGAGGTTACTTTCGCCATGTTGGTGGGCATAGCTCGGATGGATTGCCACCCAGTCACCGGCGTTGATGCGGGTGACTCCTTTAGGAACAGCGCGGTAGATGGTCACCGGCTTATCGGGCTTGCCTCTGTAGCCCTGCGCGAACCGCACGGCGGCTTTACCGCTTGGGCTATGGCCACCGTAGTTTTGTGGCCCTGAGCTGCTGTAGAAGTCTTCTGGGTAGACGGTTCCCTCACCGGTCATCTCATGCAGGGGCGCTCCGGAGTGTGGCTCGTGGGAGCCGCGATAGCTTGCGTGGAACTCGTCATTTCTGCCCATACCTCCATTGTGCCATTTAGCCTCCGTGGCCGTTTGGGCTACTGCCTCAGGTAAAAAGTGACTAACCGCGGGTCTGCCCTGGGGGGTCCTCTGGGGGTCATTGACTTAAGGGTGGGGGGTGTGCTATGAGCCACCAGCCACCACCTCGACGGCCTCGACGGCTACCTCGACGGGGTCGGCCACGCGGCGGCATCGCTGTGCCTGCTACCGAGCTACCGGGCCTGCTGGCACAGCGGTCACGGTGACACGGTGACGGGGTGTCTCCCTCTCTCTGCTGTGTGTCTCTCTCTCTCTCTGCCAGATGACACTGGCATCCCCACTGCGAGGGGCTCCGCCCCCCGAGCCCCCCGGCCACGCGGCGGGCGGGCGATGGGCCTCGCGGCCATCGGCGGGGTGGCTGGGCGGCTGTGCCGTCGCTGTGGCCGCGATAGCCGCGATGGCGGGGGCGCAGTCGGCTACTGCCGCGTGGCTGGAGGGCGGCGGCGCGCAGACCACCAGGTCAACAGCCCTCCCCCCGCACTGTTATCAGGTCATAGCAGGCCTCTGGAGGCCTCTGGAAGCCACCACAGCCCCGCTACGGCATCAGCACCCCTCTGGCCAGGCTCCGCCCCAACAGCGAGCTACCGCCGTGCCAGGGAGCCAGGGGCCAGGAGGGGGGCACGAGGTGTCTCTCTCTCTTACTCCCTCTCTCTCTGTGTGTGTGCTCCTCACCCTCCCCGAGGGGGCTTCGCCCCCTGCGACCCCCGAGACTGCGCCGTAGGAGGGCCATGGCCAGCCCGGTTGCCCGCCTAAACACTGGCCTCTTACGGAGGCTTACGGAACTGTTATCGCTCCGTTACCTAATATGGTCATATTTGGCGGTGGACGCTCCACCGAGGGCATAGCGTGGAGCTTGCACCACTGAGGGACGCAGTCACCGGCCAGCTGGCTCGGGAGCCGCGTCACCGCCCGCACGTTGATAACTCCACAGAGACGCACCAAGCCACAGGGGCTCCAGGCCCGCTGTCTGCTCGGCGCACAGGTTGCCATTCGGCACACGGCCTCTCGGCCATGGGCACTCGCCCACGGGACTTCTCCCTACCTCTCGGTATCAACCTGACTGCGACGACTCACCAGCGGATACACGCCCCGTGTACTCCCCCGCCGCCCTGCAAGGGCAACGGACGAAACGGTTGAACCCGGCTCTGCCTCACGGCAACCGGCACTCACTTGGGGGCCAGCACTGCAGTGGTAGGTCGATAGGTGCCCAGGCATCCGGTGTGCGCTACGTGCCGAGAAACGTAGCCAGAGTGAGAGTGAACGGGGCTTGCCCCACCAGTGCGCCAAGGTAGCGCCGCTCAACAGACTTCACAGCCCGTGCCAGTCGGTGGCACCCCGCGGTTCGACTCCGTGGCGGGCACGCAAGACTCCGCACCAACCCAACCAAACGAAAGGCTCCACCATGAACGCTTCAACCCAGACCCCGGCCCGTGGCGAGTTTTCGCTGATGACTGCCACGCTGATTCAGATGCGCGACCTCCTCTTCGCTGAGGCCGGGATTCGCGCCAACAACCACCTTGACCTGGCCGACGCGGGCAAGCGCATCAACGCAGAGTTGGCCCGCCGTGCCGCCGTGCTCACCCCCCGCACCATGAACTAACAGGTCGAAACCGGTGCAAGCCGGTCGCTGTGTGATGCACAGCCTGATGAGACCATCCAACCCAACGAAGGGCATGACCATGTTTGATTCATACGAAGAGACCTTGATGGATGCACTCCTCTACGCAGAGGCTGTTACCGAAGCTGTCGTATCCCTCTCTCGCTAGACCCTCGGGGGGCAAGCCCCCCAGACCCCCCACCAACACCGACGAAAGGCACGCCCATGATTGACAACCTGACAGACGCTCTCGTGGCGTACGACGACATGCTCGACGATGTGTACAGCGAGGTCACCGTCGGGGAGCGCAAGGTCAGCACCTCGCTCGCAATGCGGAAGCTGACTCCGGTTGAATATCAATTCGGCTTCGCCTCCTGGCTCGAAAGCGAGGGCTACGCAGACGCGGCAGACGGATGGGACTGGCCCCCCGGAGTATTCGCATTCATGTAGCAGGTCGAAACCGGCGTGAGCCGGTCTCGGGGGTGATGCCCCGACTGACGAGACCGTCACCAACCAACCGAAAGGCACGACCATGGAAACGCAATCCAGCACGGAATACACCGTGACCATCACTGCCGTCATTGACCGGCAGTTCATCCTCGACGTTATCGACGCGGCGGGCTACGGCATCGGGTACTGGGCAGATGCCGCAGAGGTCGATGAAGAGAGCGACGTCTACCGCGTGAGAGAAGTCACGACGTACGAGTCTGTCGGAGTGCCTCGGCAGACGACGGAGCATGTCATCACGTTCGAAGCCCTCGCCCAAGCCCTCGGCAAGCTCGCCGCTGACGGGTGGCAAAGCATCCAGCAGGGACTAGCCGAGCGCGATGCGGGCCACATCGACTCGCAGGGTGGCGACGCGGCAGTGCAGATGGCCGCGTTCGGGGAACTCGTCTATGGGTAAGCACAGGTCGAAACCGCGAGAGCGGTCTCAGGGTGATGCCCTGACTGATGAGACCATCCAACCCAACCGAAAGGCACGACCATGAAGCACGACAACGAAGCCTCAGCCAGTGCAACCCCGTGGCATGTCCGCGTAGGGAGCGAGCAGGTGTTCACCGGGAGTTACGCACAGGCCACGGCGCGGTATTACCGCGAGGTGGCTAAGCACCACGAAGACCTCATCAGCATGCGGCCCGCTGACTACGAAACGGAAGGCACGACCATGAAGCAACCCTCCCACCAAGCCGCCATTGCCACCCGCTACAACATGGAGCGCCTGGCCCTCATTCACCCGAAGCTCGTCGCCTACAGCCCCGTCACGGGTGAGAGACGCAGTGCCGACCCCGGAGACTACTTCTGGCGCGGTGAGCATGAGCCGCTGATGGATGAGCACAAAGACCCAATGGTTCTCGGTGTGCCGACCGACGAGGTCAACCCGGTGTTCATCGCGGCAGAGGCTGACACCCCCTTCGAGCCGCAATTTGGTGAGATGAGCCGCGAGGAATTGCTCGTGATTGCTCGGCGCTACCACCTGATGCTCGGTGAGGTCGAAGCATTCGCTCCCGGCTCAGAGTGCGACGTTGCAGGCGGTTACCTCGTCATCGACTCGGTCGACCGCTTTGACTCCGACAGCACCTACGCCAACTTCTGGGGCACCTCCTACGACGAGCACGACATGACCCAGTACGCCCCGTACATTATCGGGGATGTCCTCTAAGTCACAAAGCAATAACGGTGTGTCCTACCTGGGCATACCGACGGCGGTGCGCGGTTATTCCTGGTGGAGCCTCGCACCGCCCGCAACAAACAACAGCAGAAAGAAGAAGCCCATGTACGCAGTCATCATTCAGTCGGCGGTCAATGCCAGCGCAGTGCGGCAGACCGCCATCGTGCCCCAAGAGGCACCCAGCGAGCCGCGCGTGTTCACGCGACTCGGAGCAGGACAGCGGGGCACCGCCGGTGCCTGGTCAGAACTCTCCTGCGGAGAAGTTAGCTCCAGCATGAGCGTGACCGCCAGCGCGGCCATCGTCGGTGAGCCGGTGAGCATCACCGTCACGGCAAGCGATGCCCGCGACCTCGTCGGTGGAGGCTTCCCCGGTACGCTCCTGCAGAAGCTCGTCAGAGCCGCGCGGCGAACCGCTGACGGCGCAAGCGAGACCGAAGCTGAGGGCGAAGGCTCGGTGGTGGGACGCATCCTGCACGAGGCAACCAGCACCCCCGCGGTGCTCGTTCGCTACATCCGCGGACTGGCCCCGAGTGCCCCTCGACCGCTGGTCATTCAGCGGGAGGTCATGCGGGTGCCGGAGCAGGCCGCAGACACCGTCGTGAGCGCCCCGGTGATGCAGGCTGAGCCGTTCATCACGACCTGGACAGACTTGAACATCCCGCAGGCCAGTGACCCGGTCGTCGCAGGCTATGTCGAACGGTCATTCCCCGGCGGTCGGAGCGAGACCGAGGTCTACGACTTTGCCCGCTTGCGCGGTGAGGCCGTGAACATCGTCGGGCCAGCAGGCACCGGCAAGACCTCCTCGGCGCGGGCATATGCCGCCAAGCGCGGACTGCCCTTCGTCGTCTTCGAGTGCAACCCGCAGGTCGATGAGGAGGTCGTGCAGGGGACGTACATCCCCACTGGCAACGGCACCGAGCTTCGCTGGCGCTACTCCGCACTGGCAACGGCGCTGAGCCAGCCGAGCGTCGTTCTGCTGAATGAGTCGAACCGCATGACAGCGAAGGCGAACGCGTTGTTCCTGGCCATCCTGCAGGAGCGAGAGCTTCGAGTCAGCCGCCACGCCGGTGAGGTGCTCTCGGTTCACCCCGACTGCCTCATCATTGCCGACAGCAACGACGGCTACCGTGGCACGCAGAAGAGCGACCAGGCGTTCCTCGACCGCTTCAACATGAAGGTCGAGTTCGCCTACGACAGGAAAGTCGAAGCGGAGTTCATTCCGAGCACGACGCTACTGGACATGGCAACGCGACTCCGTGAGGATGCCGACCGCGAGAGCACCTTTAGCACCCCGGTGTCCACGCGCATCCTCAAGAACTTTGTCAGCCAGGCACAGGGTCTCGGCTGGGAGTTCGCGTACGACTCGTTCCTCAACAACTTTCCCACGACCGAGCGAGATGCTCTCGGAATGGTCTTTACGACCTACTCCCACGGCATCAAGCGAGAGCTTGGCCTCCTCGCGGGGGCTGAGCCGGTCGTGGAGACAGCCGATGAGGATGAGCTTCTTATCAGTGGCTTCTAGCCACGCTGTACCGGGGGGCGGGCACGACCCGCCCCCTGCGACCCCCACCCAACACAAACAACGCCAACGGAGGCAACCATGACCAACGCATTGAAGCACGAGAAGGGCATGACCGTAACCACGACCGAGCTTGCCGAGCGTGCCAACGCTCGGGCACAGCGGGTGGCTCAGGTTGCCGAGCGTTATGCCTCGGTACTCAGCGGGCACAAGGTTCACGCGAGAGTCATTCCCACGGGCAAGTCGCCCGCCTGGAGCACCAGCAACGCCATCACCTTCGTGCAGGAGCACCTCTTCGGAGACCTGTTCAGCCCCGCCGGTGCCATGAGCATCAAAGGGCTGACGTTGCACGAGACCTGCCACATCCTCTTCACGCCGCGCGCGGGGAGCAACCTCGTAGAGCAGGTTGTCGAAGCCGGTGTCCACCGCGCGTTCAACGTGCTCGAAGACCAGCGCATCGAGACTCTAATGGTCGGCAAGTTTGGCGCGCCGGTGGTGCCCTGGCTGACGGCAGTCATTGCCCACCACCTGCTAAACGATGCCTCAGATGTCGGCACCGCTTTTCCGCTGACCCACGGTCGGCGCTACCTCTCGCTGGAGGTTCGCAGAGCGGTGCGGGGGGCATTCGCACAGCCCGAGAACACCGAGCGCATCGCGGCAATCATCGACGAGTACCGGACGCTGGCTTTCCCCGAGATTCTCGGTGATGAGCGGGCGTTCGACCTCATCGTAGAGTTCGATGACCTCATCAAGCAGTTGCCCGAAGTCGGGGCAGGCACCTGCGCTGACCAGCGCGGTGACCGTCATGACCCGAACGCTGACGCTCGGCCTGCGGGTCGGCGAGAGCAGGAACGCCTGACCAAGGACGCACAGCAGACCGAGAAGGATGCCGACGACCTGACTGACGACGAGCCTGACTGGGGCACCGACGCTGACAGCCCGCGTGATGCAGACGACGCTGACGGCGACGACGGTGAAGCTGACGGCGACGACGGTGACGCTGACGCTGACGGCGACGAGGGTGCTGACGACGGTGGCAGTGACGCCCCCGGCAACAGCGCCGCTGATGCTGACGGCGACGAGGGTGCTGAGGGTGACACTGACGGCGACGGTGGTGGCTCCCTGGCAGGCACCAAGGCGGGCGCTGAGGCGGCAGAGAAGGCACTGCAGGATGCCCTCGACGGAGCCTACGAGGCCGTGAAGGATGAGGTCTCCCGTGACCTGCGCGCCTTCAACGGCGATGCAGAACTCGCTGAGGGCGGCACCTCACACCTGGCCCCCTACATCGGCTACACCGAGCGCGCGGCAGAGACCATGACAGTGCGGGCAAGCCAGGCGTTTGGCACGGAGCTAGAACTCCTCAAGGCTGAGTCTGACCCCGGTTGGGAGCGGATGACGCGGTCAGGCCGCATCAACGCCGCGCGCTACCTGCGGGGTGCTGACCTGGACGAGGCCTTCGACCGTTGGGAGAGCGACAAGGAAGACAGCCTCGACATTGAGGCGGTCATCCTGCTCGACCACAGCGGCTCGATGGAGAGCGACATGGCCGGAGCTAACGACTCGATGTGGGCCATCAAGCGCGCTCTTGACCGCATCAACGCCAGCACGACGGTGATTCTGTTCAACGAGGATGCTCATATCCTCTACTCCGCAGACGAGACCGCCACGAGCCGTGTGCGCGCCGCAAAGTCTTCCGGGGGGACAGTGCCCGGTACGGCACTGCGGCACGCTCGGCACATCCTGGCCAACTCCGGTCGCACGACGAAGATTCTCCTGTCCATCACGGACGGGGAGTGGAGCGCGACCAAGGGCTGGTGGGGGAGTAGCAACGCCGTAGAGAGCGCCCGCGAAGCTACCCAGCCGGATAACAACGACGAGGTCGTCAGCGAGTTGCGGGAACACGGGGTACTCACCGCTATCTGCCACATTGGCCGAGCGTGGGGGGAGCCTGACGCGCACAACCACGAGGTCGTCATTCAACTGACGGACACCACGAAGCTGTTCGCGGTAGCACGCGGTCTCGTCCGAGCGGTAGCCGCACGCAACAACTAAGCACCACGGGCGGGGAGCCACTCTCCCCGCCCGTACCAACCTAGAGGAGAACAACATGTTGAACGCAGACTTTCAGAAGCTGGTCAAGAAGGGCACTGGCGCAGACTACTTCGCCGTCATCAAGCCGAACGTGTCGGTACGGGCAGGCACCTCCTGGACGACGGAGAATGTCCCCGCCGAGAAGATAGTAAAGGCGAGACTGATGTTCACCTTCGGAGTTAGCTCCGACACGCACCGCATCACCGGCTACACAACCTCACCCGGCTCCTCTGTGGGCCTCGTCGGCCCCGGTCACTGGCCCGTGGAGGTGCAAGAGATGAACGCGCCTAGCTGGGACGATGCGCTGGATGGGTGGCGAGCACGCAAGGCTCCCGACGGGCAGAGAACGAAATACTACGTCTTCGTCGTCGACGACGCTCAGGGCTTGGCCGCGGGCATCTTCGCGGTGCCGGTCAAGCATGTCGTCGGTGCCTGGGATGCCGCAGTCGACGCTCGCTTTCACGCCGAGGCCATCGCCAAGAAGGCCGAGACAGACCTGGCCAAAGAGCGAGAAGACCGCGTGGAGATTGCCAGAACGCAGGGCGAGTCGGCCATGAATCACCGCGTGCTGGCCATCAACGACTTTGTCGCTGAGGTGGTGGGCAAGCCTGACTCGGTGCGCGTCACCGCCAAGGGCAGTGTCGGCTGGGACAGCATCCTCGACCGAGCACGGTTCACCGTCGCTGGCACAGTGACGATGACCATTGCCGACTTCAACCGTGTGCTCAATACCATCAGCGAGTTGAAGACTGAACTCGCTGACCGAGGGTAGCCACGCTGTACCGGGGGGCGGGCAAGCCCCGCCCCCTGCGACCCCCACCCGCCACAAACAACTCCAAAGGAGGTAATCATGACCATCACAGACCTCACCGAGAAGGTGACGTTCGACACCTACAGCTACCTGCAGGATGGCCTCGACTATTGGCCGGTGTGCAAGCGTTGCGGGGGCACCGGCAACGTCGGCATCTACTGGGTCGAAGGCGGTAGCTGTTTCGACTGCCGCGGTCGTGGCACAACCGCGCGAGTTCCACTGACGGAAACCCAGGCCCGCACGCGGGCACAGCAACTCAACCGCTCACGAGATGCCCGCGTGGCAAAGCGCGCAAGCGAGCAGGAGAGCGGCCTTGCCACCGCGCTCGCTCTGCGAGCAGCGTTTGAAGCTGCGCATCCGGAGCTTGTCGGCGCACTGCAGTCGGCTCAGGGTGGCTTCTTGGAACGACTGCGCGAGGCGCTGGAGCAGAACGGAACGCTCACCGCGAACCAAGTCAAGGCAGGCCTCGACGTGATGGCCAGCGATGCCGAGAGGGCACTCCTGCGGGATGAACGAAGCCTCCTCAGCCACGCTCTCGGTGAGCCGGGGGAGAAGGTCGCAGTCACCGGCACCATCGAGACCCTGACCAGCATTGCGGGAAGCTACGGAAGCTCGATGCTGGTGGTCTTGGTCACTGATGGGCAGGTCGTCGTCAAGACCTTCACCACAGCGGCATGGGGCTGGGAGGTATCGCGCGGGGAGCGGGTAACCCTGGCAGGAACCGTCAAGAAGAACGAGACCTACCAGGGCGTGACTGCCTCGGTACTGACTCGGTGCAAAAAGACAGCGGCAAGCGCGTGAGGCGGCTCGGGCAGGTCATCGGCGTTCTCATCCTTGTAGGGCTGTACCTCGTAGCGGGAAGTATCTGCGAAGTTCCAGCTTGCTAAGCACTCGGGGGGCAAGCCCCCCAGACCCCCCACCAACACCGACGAAAGGCACGACCATGATGAACATGCTAGAAGGCTCCGCGAGTGTGGGGGAGTGGCGCGTCCGTGTACAGGGCGAATGGGTGTTCACGGGAACCCGCAAAGAAGCGCGTCGTCAGGCTGATGCTGAGGCTGAACGGGAGTGGCAACCCGACGCGAAAGTGACCATAAGGATTGTCAAGAACTAGCAGGTCGAAACCGCGAGAGCGGTCTTGGGGTGATGCCCCAACTGACGAGACCAAGGAGTCATCATGCACCTCAGCACCCGCAGTGCGGCAAAGCGCCGAGAGCAAGCCATCAAGATTCTGCAGGCCCGAGTGGCTCTGCGGATGACAGCCTTTCCGGAGGTCTTCCCTGGAGGAGAGAACCTCCTGCGGCTGAGCCTCGAACGACTCGATGAGTACACCTCGCGGAAAGACCCGTTCGTCGTTACGCGGAGGGTCTATCTGCCCACATTTCGAGAGCACCAACGGCTCAGCAACCTGGGGTTAACTGAGGTCGAGTACATGTTGGAAACTATCTCTCGCGGGTGGCTCCTACTTGCCACAGCGGAGACCTCAAAGGTCAGCATCACTCCCCAGAGCATCATCGAGTACAAACCCCTAAGCCGATTCTTCAAGAAGGAGAGCACCAATGAAGCTGTTTAGCCTGTTCCGTAAGAACCACCTCGTCCAGCAGATTGCAAGCGACAGCGGAGCAACCACCCTCACGCTCAACAGCGCCTACGCAGAAGAACGGCGAGCGCGAAACGCGCACTGGTGGGCGTGCGCTACCGAAGCAGTAGAGCGGCTCGTGCTGAGGAACCGCCCCTTCACCGCAGACGATGTCTGGTACGAGTTGCGGGCCACGCGGCCCGAAGCACAGACCACCGACAACCGAGCAATGGGGAGCGTCATGCAGGCCGCATGCCGCGATGGTCTCATCGTGCCTACCGCGGAGTTTCGAGCCAGCAACCGCCGCTCGACGCATCGTAACCCAAAGCGCGTTTGGGCACCGGCACCCGCGGGAGGCACCGTGTGAGCCTCCGTAAGGAGATGAAGCAACTCCAAGAAGAGGCTACCAATCAGGGGTGGGAAGTGCGCATCCTCACTTCCGGTCATTTATGCTGGGTCTCCCCCGAGGGCCGAAAGGTGTTCGGGGCACAGACACCCTCAGACCCCCGCGCAATACTCAACCACCGCTCGATACTCCGCAGGTACGGGTTCCGAGTCGTGGCACTCCAGGAGAAGTCAAAGTGAAGCACAAGAAGGAGAATGACAATGTCGAACAGCACATCGCCTCACACCATTGGTGGCGAGGTCTACTTAACCGGAAAGGAGCTCGCCATTCACGTCGGGTTCCCCTACCCACAGCTTTGGACGCGGCTCGCAAGAGGCACCCTGCCTTTAGCGGACGTGAACCTGGGTCTCAAGCCGCTCTGGAAGATGAGCAACGTCGACGTCTGGCTCAAGGAGCGGGAGGAAGCGAAGCCGTGAGCAACCTAGCACCACAGCTTCGCGCGGCCATCGAGGTTCTGGAGCAGCTTCGGGCTGACAGCACCCCGGTGGCCGGGGCAGGCTCGGCGGCGGGAGAGGTCGCGGGGTGGGAAGAGGCGCACCGAGTCCTCAGCCTGCACCGGCTGTTAGATGCCCAGACGCAGTCACTGCAGGCAGGCTTGGTGTGGGTGCAAGAGTTCGAGAGCAATCCCGACATGGTCTACCGTGACGGACGCAGAATGCCGGTAGACCGACTCTTCAAAGCCACCCCCGATGGGCGAGCATGCCTACGGCTCGTCGAAGCACTACTCACCGCGAAGTAGCGCCCCAGGCGCGCACAAAGCCCCCCACTTCCGAACAATCGGTGGTGGGGGGCTTTTCGTGTTTCAGCGTGTCTTACCTGCGGCTACCCGAAGCCGAGCCTCGGACGAGCCTGTTATCAACTCAGATGTCTTCTAGCGCCTGCTGGATAATGAGCGTGGTCTGCTCCTCTGAGAGCTTCGCAGGCTCATCCCTGACGGCCTGAGCCTGGTTGCCAAAGATGCGGCTGAGCACCCCCCCGGAGGACTGCCGCTCGATGGTGATGCGCTCGAACTCTCGGTTCTCATCCATCTTTTTCATGGTCGAAACGAGCTTGAAGAGGCGGTCTACTTCTTGACTTAGGTTGGGGTCGCTGTAGCCGCCTCCGACATCCTCCGCGAACTTCATGAAGGCCACCCGTTGCCCCTGCATCTCAACAACGGACAGGAGAAGCGCCTTCAACTGGTCGGCAGTTTGTACCTGTACCGGAAGGTTAAACGCGCAGACCGAACCGGGCTTGAAAGCGGGGCAGTTGGCCGCGACAAAGCAGGTGTCGCACTGCCGCATGCTGGTCGCCTGAGAGCGCATCATGGGCAAGTCTTTGAGCGTCTGTGTGCCGTCCTCTGCGACGTCGATAACCTTCTGTATCTCGATACCTACCCCAGGCAGAATTGTCATCTCCTGGGGGTCACGAGGGGCCGGAGGAGTGGCACTAACATTCCGCACTCCGACATCACTGTTAGTAGATGCCCCTATGCCCATTTCCATCAAACCGGTGTATAGGGTGTCATCACTGTTATCAGCTACTTTCTTGCCCTCGCCCGGTGTGCGACCCCCGGGGATGGAAGTAAGTCTCTTTTTACGCTCTTCTTTGTCCATGGCAATCTCCAGTTGACGGTATGACCACACAGCAACCTTGGTGGCTTCCAGGGTGTCGTCATCGAGGAACTTCTCAAAGTCCAAGCCAGCGCCCGTGACTAAGCTCTTGTACCGAGGCCGAGCCTGCGCCTTCATTCGCTTGGGATAGCGGACAAGCTTGGAGCCGTCCCAGACAATGGTCTCGCCACGGCGCATCGGGGAGAGCCACGAGAGCGTGCTGGCGGTGCTAAACGGAATCTGCCGGAGGTTGTCGGGCTTAGCCACGGCGAGAGCGTGGAAGGCCACAGGGTACTGCGTCTGCAACTGGCGCGTGATGCCCGCAAGGTTTGTGGCGGATTCGACCGTGGCCCCGGGGATAGCGATGTTCGCGTATGACTCCGCCCACCTCCGTAAGACGGGGATACCGTAGCTTTCGTGCCACACCACCCACATCTTCGGGTCGTTCTCAAAAGCTGCGCGGTTAGCCGCAATGGCCGGAAGCCCCAGCTTCTGACTGTCAAACTCGACCCAGCCCTCGATGCGGTCGTAGTTGTAGGCAATGAAGTCTTCGTACTCACCGGCGTACTCATCACGCTCTCGGACAGTGAGTTCAGCCTTGTCGGCTTGAACAGAGCCGCTGTCTATCCAGACCTTCATCTCGGGAAGGAAGTGCTCCCCCACAAGGTACGGCTTCGTCTTAGGCAGGCCGCGCTTGCGCAACCCCCAGAAGTTGAGCATGACGGAGTCGACTCCTGCGCGCTCCAACAGGGTGCGGTTAGAGGGAACCTCTACCCCGCCAAAGACAAGAGCGGTCATCGGTCGTTCCCGAAGTTGACACCCTCGGTGCGCTTGACGCGAGCATCCTGCGTGCGCTGGGTGTTCTGCTTCTCGATAGCCGCCTCGATTTCCCCCCAGGAACGAAACGCCCGCGGGGCATCGGGGCGAAACTCTGCTCGTAGATACGAGGGGACACCGAACATGACGCTGGGGATGCCGAGGTCAAAGGCGAACGCCCACAGGGTGGGGTTCGAAGTGATGAAGAGGTCTATCGACCCACGAGAACGGGCGGCGGTGATTTGGCGCTTGGGAAGCTCCTCGTCGACGAGGCCAATGGAGGTATCCACGATGTCATCGAAGTCGACAATCTTGTTGATGTCGAGCCACCGCTCAGTGTCGATGCGCGGTGACGACGACATGAGCACGAGCTGGTTGAAGACGGTCAGCGTACCGACAAGAATTACTCCCGTGGCAATAGGCTCCTCAGCCCTGCCCCGCATAACTCCGTCAATCTCCACAAGAATACGCATAGGCCCATCTTAACGACGATTGTTCTCAGCCGCGGGGGCTAAGCACCCCCACGAACGTACTGCAGTGCCGCACGGCGGATGAGGACATCTGCCGCCGGAAGCTCGGCTCCGTAGAGCTCCATCTCGCGCTTGGAGTTCATAGACGAGATGTGCTCCCGCAGAACCCTGAGCATCGGGATAGTGCCCGAACGCTTAGCGGCTTGCCAGCGGTAGTTGTGGAAGTCGTTGTAGCCCTCGCCCTGCGGGGAAAACGCCAGCATGCGGTTCTGGTGAATCTCGTCAAAGAGAGCGTCACCCTGCTGAGCTGCGGCCAGAAGACGAACCTCCACATTGCGACGTTGGGGGCCTGCACGGGTGTTATCCCAGTCCTGCTTAGCCTGGAGGAAGCGTGCGGAGGCTTGCGCGGCCATCACTCGGTCATTGTGCGCCACAGACTCCCACGCGGGAGGGCTCGGTGCGGTAGCTCCGGGGTCGGGGGTGACTGTCCACTCATTGAACTTCAAGTCGTACGCCGCGTAGGGATGAATGGTACGGATGTCCGTGGCTCCGGGGTTGACGTAGAACGTCACCTCGTAGTTATTCCAGTTAGCTGTTTTCGGTTGGAGTCCGGTGCGGAACTCCTCGTTCATTTGAAAGCTAATCTCCCGGTCAGACAGGCCGGAGTACTCGGGATTGGCGCGACGGAAGTCAACGTAGTCAACGCCGACGAGAACGTCGAGGTCCCCCGGCGAGCGAGCCGCTTCCCACTGGTACGAGACCCCCGAGCCCGCAATCCAGGCGTGGCTCCAAAGTTCGGCGTGGCGGTACTCTTTGGCATAAAAGTCGTACAGCAGCGTGAGAAGTCCCTGACGGACCCAACTGCGAATGGTTCGGCCCTCAAACAGGGTCGGGTCGAGAATCTGTGACGGCGCACTAAAGTACGACGTCGGGTAGTTCTCGCTGAAAGAATCCATACTTTCAGTTTAGGGCGTTTCCGCTCCTTTGGAGATGCTACCTACGCGTGAGGGTCTTTGATAGAAAGCTCGATACCCCGCTCGGCCAGCGCCAGACGAAGGGTGTCGGCCTGAGTCGCAGGGGTCGCCATTTGCGACGACATCATGGACTGGAGGACATTAGCAACGCTGTCGATGATGACACCGTTGTTCATCTCCGTCGCAATCTTCTGGCAGGTAGAGATGATGTCTGCGGAGGTGGCGTAGCGGTCGACCTCGGGCGGCGTAGCCGGGAGTTCTGAGGTGCGCAGTACAACACAGCCGTCGTGCTGTACTTCTACCATGAAGTAGAAGACGGCCTTGTGGGCTTCTGGGTTCTCGGACGACTCAGAAGTCTCGTCCTGGGGTGCCGCGTCGACGTGGTCGTCGGCCTCGGTGACGGGGAAAGAGTCTTCGGGGGAGTGTGCCTGGTCGTGTTCCATGATGTCCCTTAGTTGTCGTAGAGGCCTGCGAGCGCACGCCGCTTTGTGGTCATAACGCTTTGCATGGGGCAGAAGTTGCACAGGTAGGTCTTCGGTCCCCCCGAGTTGGCGGGGTCTGGCATACCGAGAGCTATGCGCTCTTTTTTGGTCTCCGGCAGGAGCCGCTTCTCGGGAGTCTGGTAGTCCGGGCAGGAGTCCGTCGGACGTAGGTGGTAGGAGTAGCAGGACATAGCGTCTTCTGCGAACTGCATCTTAGTGCTGTAGAAGTCGCCCTCTTCGGTCATGGCATCGAGACCCGAGGAGCCCCCGCCGCGCAGTTGCTTGATTATCTCTTTGCGCTGTGACTCGTTTGCCCACGTCTTAACCGGAAGCAGGAAGAGTTTGCCTTTGTGCGGGTCACCGCTGGGGAAGCGGTGGCGCTCGACGGTAATCTCCAGGAGGTCGTCGGTCTCGGGAGGCCCATCATGCGGAGGTAACTCGTCAATCGAGTTGCAGACAAAACAAAAGAGGAGCCGAATAATCGGTCCCCCGTGCTCGAACTCGCGCTTACCGATGAGGGGTGCGTCAGCCATGTAATTCTCCAATTAGTGGTCGTCAAAAAGCCTAGCAGGTTGACAACAGAAACAGTTTCGCTCCAGGAGGTAGGTAACCACACCCCTGGAGCGAACACCTCAGCTTACTTGCCGGGGTTGACCTGTGCGGGATATTCGCTGGTGGCAAAGCCGTACCCGTAAAAAGGGTGCAGGGTCTGGCGGTTTGCCATGGTGACCTCGTGACCTTGGCCAGGGCTGACCTCGGTGTCAGGGCGGGCTTTGCGGTATTTGCCGTCGGTTGCGCCCTCATTGAGGCCCGCGTTCATCGAACGGCTGGTGTTGACTGCCATTACATTTTCTCCTTACGAAGCTGCTTGGTCGTTTTCATCGTTCGGGGCTTGCCGTAGTTATTGGTGCCGCCCTCTTCGCCCAACTCAAAGGCGTAGCTACCGGGGTTTCCCATGGCGTTGAGGTGCGCCTTGACGCTGCCCTCTAGCGGACCGTTGTAAGGACCCCCACGCTGGGGGAGCATGGCGCTGTGGCTGTAGCCCGCACCGGCGGGGTACGGGTCACCGTGATAGAAGTCGTACAGCCCCTGTCGCCGGGGGTGGTTTGCTCTGTCGGGTACGATGTGGCTCATGATTCTCCTGCCTGAAGGGCTGTGGTGAGGGCCTGTTTAGGCCATCTTCTTCTTGACTCGCTTTTTCGCCTTTGCCTCATGGCAAGAGGGGCATACTCCGTAGGAGTACATAACGTCCACAGGAGACATCACTGCGCCGCACGCGGGGCAGGGGTATGAACCATGGTACATCGTGGTATGGTGCGCAATCTGGCCAGCCTGTAGCTCCATCGTAAAAGCTCCGTCTCCGTCATCCATGTTAGACACCGTCCATACTGTTGCGGGGGCTACCGGAGTACCCAGCAGGGCCTCCGGAGAACCACGAAACTCGCGGCTCTGTGTACACACGGTCAACACTCACGACATCTTCAATCGTGGGCTGTGTCCGAGGCCCAAAACCAAAGCGGTCAGGGAAAAGGCGAATCTGGGGCAGGTTGGGGCGAACGAGGTGCGCAATCTGGTCCGAAGGAATGGTGGCGGCGGCGATTGCCTGCTGAGTCAACCGCTCCTCGTTCGAAGCCCACGGCCCCGTATAGCTCCATCGGGGCTGGACTACGTCCGAAGGGATACCTGAGCGCCACGGCTTGGTGTGGTCATAGACGCCATCGACCTGCTGTCCAGCAGGAACATTGAACCCAGACACTAGAAGAGCTGCCCGTCGACCTTAGTGCGTGCAAAGTCGACTGGTTTGCGCTTTTTAAACTGAGTGCCGATGTTGTGTTCCGGGCTATTTGACCGAGGTACTTTAGGCTCTTTCGGTAGAGCGTTAACCCGAGAGTTGTACTCTGCGTCTTCGTTGTTGGCGCGGCGAGTGCCCGCCCAACCCGTTTCTTGAACAAGCATGGCGGGGACAGTCGAACGCAGGCCCATCATCGCACGCAACTGAGTAGCCGTCTGGTGAACAGCCTCTTGATGTACAGAGTGCTCGATGCCGATGGGGGTAATCCGCTTGTCCCCCGCGCCGAGCATCGCGGTGCCGCCGCCGCGCTTAGTGACCTTCTTAGTAGTCACACGTAGTGCGTCGCTGGAAACCTTGTAAGCCTTGCCCGGTTGGTTAAAGCTCATGCGATTCTCGTGCATGTCTGCCGGAGTCAGGGCGCGGGCACTCAGCGCCCCTTCGTTTGAGTCCTGCAACCCAAAAAGGTCGTGCGACTCTTGGTAGGACCCCGACCTCAACGCCTCACCAACTTTTCGGGCGCGGTCACGGTACTCGTACTCGATGTCGCCGTCGGGAACTGCCATCTCGTGGGCGCGAGCGTAGCTGACTGTCTTGGGGTTGGTCTGCGGGTTGCTCGGGTTACCCTGCAACACCTTGTGGGCGTTTGCCACGTTGGCGCGAATAGCTGTTTTAGAGAGATTGTCCAAGTCCGCGTTGGTGTGTGGTCGGATAGTTTCGCGAATATCTGGATGAGTAAGCTGTGATGCAGCTTCCGGGTTCAACTCGCGAAATGGAACAATTCTTCCCTGTTGCTCCTTGGGAACAGTAACTAATTGCTGACCACGCTTGTTCTTTAAGCTGTGCAGAGCGAGTACAACATCCGGGGTCATGTTGACGAGTCCCGAACCATGAGCCTGCAACAGCGCTTTAGTAGCCGCCTTCTCGGCTTCAGGCTTAGTGCGGACACTCAACTTGCTTGTTGCGTCTAGGACCTGCGCGAGGGGAATATCGCTGTTTTCACGTACTTTGTTAATCTCTCGCATGTGGTCAAAGTAGAAGCCCTCGCCGCCGATGCCCTCACCGTCTTTAAGTACGCCCTTCGCGGCAGACGTCATGTACTTAATGCGTGAGTCCACAGCACCCTGAACAGTGAATGGCTTATTGCGTACAGCAGGCAGGGCGTTAAGGGCGCGCTGAGACCGCTGCTTCTCCGGCTGTGAAAGGTTCGTACGCGTTTCCAACTGGTCAGCAACGCCTTTGACCAAGACCTTAGCCTTCATGCTGACATTGTTCACGGCACCGACGGCGAGTGACTGTTCTGCTTGTGTCATATCTGCAAATGTCAATGGGTCACGACCTGACTCGAAAGCCGCTGTTCGCTTTTTAGTTACCACGGTCTATCTCCAGACAGGCTTGAGGTACGAGAGCTGGTTAGCTCGTCGAACATTGAGGGTTCCGGGCTCGTTGGCGATGGTGTTGGCCTTGCCGTCGTTGACGAGGTTCGGGGCAGGGGTAAGTCGAATCTCCGGGGCCGCGCGGGGGACCATAAACTGGACCGCGCCATTGACGTTGACGGGTCGAGCTTTCATCTGCCGCTGTAGGCCGGACTGCGAGCCAAACTCTGGGCTCCAGAAATAACTGCTTGCGTCAATGCGCTCACCCTTGTGAACACCGCGCTGATAGGCCTTTTGGTTGAGACGACTTTTGATGGAGTCAAGAAGGCGGTCATCCCGCCGTGAGCGGATGCTGCCCAAATAGCCATCGGGGTACTCTGCGCTGGGTACACGACCGGTGCCAATACGAACAGAGTCAAGCTCCGAACGGGCTACTGGGGTGCCGTCTCCACCTTGATTGTTATATCCGTAAAAGCCATTTCCACCCAGAGACTGCCAATTCTGGCTAGGTGCAAAGCTGTTGTAATCGGACATACTCCAATGGTCTCGCACCTATTGCAGTGCGGGGGGCTGAACCTACCGCGGAGCAACGCCAGTAAAGATTACGCCGAGGTCCTCGTCCATGGTGTAAACAATGCGGCTTCCATCGGGAAATGCCGCGTCCAAATCGTCGGAAACATCAAGCAGAACCGGTACGAGAGCCCCGCCGGGAGCCACCGAGGAAACTCCGTCAGGTAAATCCAGCAGGAAATCAAAGTCACTGGCATTGATGTAAAAAGTTTTACGAGCCATTCCCAAACGCCCTCTCATGTCCCCAACGAGCCTGCAGGGCAGTTATATGGAACTGCGCCCTGCGGCCACTGGGAGTACTCATCTGGGTTGACGATAGCGCAATTACCCTCGGCGCTACAAACACGCTCGTTCTGGTGTTACAAGGTGGGGGTATTGCCTACCGCTGGCGGGGTGGCGGGGGGTGCTGCTGGCGGCAAAACCGACCTATGCGTATACGCATAAAAGTCGCGGGCCTTATCCGTGCGGCGCTCGTTAATGCCCCGCAAAAGCTCACCCATCGTGTGACGTTGGGGTGCCTCCCCGGTGGGGTTGCCGTCCGCATCCATAGCGCCGACAGTGCCGCCGACGACTTTCCATGAACGGTTTTGTGCTTCGTACCGAGTAAACCCGCGAGTTCCGGACAGTGTGGGGTTCCAGCGGGAGTCGGAGTCGTTTACTCCAAACTGATGAAGGACTTTTGGCACCGGGGCTGCGACGGGAGTTTGTGGACCTGGCCCCGCGGGGTTCTTTGGAAGCTCCATCGGAGTCTTGAAAGCCCCCATGCTGAGAAGTACGTCGGTACCCTCCTTACCCGCACGGGCTCCGCGTGGCGCTCGAAGGGCAGTGTTGGGGGATGCCCATGCGGCCTGCTGAAGCTGCTCGTTACCCGCGGTGCGGACCTCGTCAAGGTCTTTAATTCGCCGGGAAACATCCATAACGTAGCTCTTGTCAGAAATCTTCCAGCCGCCCTGGGCGGCATTGGGGTCACCCATATGCCGAGCCGCGTGTTTTGCGTGAAAGTCAGCTACATCTTGGGGGTTAGCCGGGAGGGAGTACTCAAGGTCCTGCTGACCGGCTTTAAGCTCATCCGATGCCTGGCCAACCATAAAGCCCCGACCTGTCACGGTTTTGCGGGAATCTAGGTACGTCGAAGAGCCCCCCTTGCCGATAGCGGAGGCAATGCGGACATCGGCTTCCGTTGGGGACTTCTGAGCGGGATTGAAAGCCATATATCAATGGTCTACTGTTAGAGACATCACCACAGGCTAAAGGACAACCCATGACTGCATCACACAAAACAGTAGTGACCCACGGTCGCGACGGTCTCCGTCAAGCGTGGTGCGTATCTCTGGGCTGTGGCTGGTTAGGTGAGAACCTAACGGATGCCGGACTCGCCCGGCGTGAGGGCGACGAGCACTCTCGGACTAACCCTCAACCTGTGGCCTAGAAGGCGAATCTTCAAAGTTCAAGGTTGTTCCCCGAGTCTGCTTTGAATACGACAGCGGGTTGCCCGAGCCTTGACCCGCGCGCCAAGCAGTAGCTTGTGCCACTGAGCCGAAGGTTGAACTGCCGCTGGACAGCGGGTTACCGCCGTCCATGTGCTCTTGGACATTGGCAAGGCCTAAGCCGCCAGTGTCGGAATCGTCCATGTTCGACTTGACGCCGTACCGCTGAAAAGCAACCGCAGAAGCGTTGCGGTTAACCTCCATCAGTACATCGAGCCCTGCATCGAGCCCTGCATTGCGTCTCCGAAGTCTGCCGTGTTGCGGGCGTGGACCGAGGGGACCAGGCGGGCGCTGTTCATCGTCTCTGCGGCAACCGGGTCAACGCAAGCTGAGTAGTGTGCGGTGACGCGGTACTGCGCACCCATACGCTCCAGCACGTTGGTGCGGTGCGCAACGGCCCCATACCCGGTGGGGTCTTGAGACTGGGTGTTGTGCTTAGGAACCATCGTCCCGAACTGCTCGGGAGCGACCTCGCTGGTCATGTCCGGCAGTTGAGCCGCAGCGGCATCCGAAGCGGCTCCGTACGTCACACGGGCACTGCCCGCAATGACAGCTTTGGCGTAGTGCTCATCTGCGGTGTGGATGGTGCGTGCCATGTGGGGTCCTGCCGATTCAAGATAGTTGGAAGGGGTACCGTTGCGGCGACGCATCGCGTGGCCAATGTCGTACGGGGATGCCATGAGGACTCCTTTAGAAAGGTCTTCCTCTAGGGTACCCCCCGCTTAGCTCGCAGTAACGATGAATACCATCGCGGAAATATCGCCGTCCCGTGAAGAAATTGTCGTAAAGGCGGGCTTGCAGGTCAGGTCGAGACCTTTCGGGGCAACATAGCCGCGAGCGATGGCGAGCGCCTTGACGGCCTGGTTCACTGCCCCGGCCCCTACGGCGCGAAGGCTAACCCTGCGGTTTTCGTACAGGGCGTGAGCAACAGCAGAGGCTACCGACTGGGGGTTAGACCCTGCACTGACGCGGAGGAATGGTTCTTCGGAGGATACGGGAAGGGTGGGGAGTTCGTTAGACACGAGTAGTGGTCCTTTGGGGTTCGAGGGTGCCTTCCTCGCCCCCAGAGTACCTAATGAAACGTCCCTGAACTGCCTAATCAACCGCGCTGGTTGCGGGGGTCTGAAGCAAACAGCCCCACCAGCAGGGCAAACTCTTCGGGGCTTTGATAGTGCTGCGCCGCAATAAATGCCAGGGCCAGGGCATCGGTGGCGTTGTCGTCCGTAATCGCTGCCCGCAACCGAACATTCACTGCCGTGACGACCTCTAGCTTTGTGGCGTTACCGCGGCCCGTGATGTACTTCTTCAGTGTCGTCGGAGGGACCAGGATGGGATACCGGACAGCCGAGTGTGCGTGCTCCCGGAAGGTCATTTTAACAACCCCAGAGAGCTCCCCTAAAACAGACGCGGAGTGGCTAGCTCGGACGGTGTTCTCCATAGCGGCATCGACCACTTGGCAATCCCGCTCCTCTAGCCGCACAATGAAGCCTCGAAGAAACGCCGAGATGTCGTGCAGGCGGTCGACTCCCCGCTCTGCGGAGCGATATACCTCGGAGTAGTACTGCTCTGGGGCTAACCCTGCCGGAGAAGGCGTAGACACCGCCGCGACCGCGAACCCTGTCAGGCTCTGGTCTACTCCCAGGTACACATTCCCCGGAGCTAGGGGGCGGGCGCTCTCAAAAGTCTTGGTGCGAGAGCTAGGCATCTAGGTTGCCGATAGCAATGAACATCCGAGCCGCGGCGCGGAGTTCTGCAACCCCCCGGTCATTGGGCACGGTCACCGCAAAGTTGGGGTAATCGTCGAGCGAGTTCTCGCTGGGGTGTGCGTTAGCCGGACGAACTCCCGGGCGCTCTACCCGCAACAGTTGACCGCCTCGACGGACAATGGCGGAGGCTTCGTTGTGGTAACGGACGTCAGTGATAACGACCTTCGAGTGCTCTAGCCCGTCCAGGAGATAATTCACCCAAAAGTCTGTGCCGAACATCTCTCGACCGACCTCGGTGCCGAACCGCTGGAGAAGACCGCGGGTCTCGGGAGTGTCACGCTTGGCACCCTCCCAGCCCCTGTCGGCAACGACATCCACCAGCGACAGGGGTACTCCCGCAACAGTGACGAGGGGGTTGAGCAGTAGCAACGCCTGGCGCATGGGGTCGGCAAACGACATCCGTGTGAACCCCGCCTCCTCGATAAGGACCTGTGCAAAGGTGTCCTTACCCGACTGCGCCCAACCGGAAATGCCGATAATACTGGGACTGTTCACGGTGCCATCCACCCCTTACGAGAGAACTGCTGGTCATTGGTGCGGCGAGTTATCTCCCGAGAAACCAGCGTGATGTCTCGCTGGTGGTTATCCAGCAGCATCTGAACCATCTTCCGGTAGGTGGTCTTTGCGGCTAACGACTGCGCCGCCGCCTGGACACTGGGCTCGATGTTGACCTGGGCGCGAATCAGGGTGATGCGGTCTCCTGTGGACTTTGTGCCCATCTTCTGCACAAGCAGTCGGTCGAAGCCGAGCTTGTACAGACGCTCGGCGGTGTCCTCCTGGTCTTGAGCCAGCACGAGCTCTGAGGCGATGTAGTCTGCCCACGCAGTAAGCTCCGTGAACTTCTGGGCGAGCTGCTCGCTGGACAGCAGTGTGATGTCGTAGGGAAGCTGAACCTGCTCCAGCTCGGGGCGCGTGTACCCAATGCCCCAGTCGGGGCCAACAGACATGTCGCTCATAGTGCTCCTAGTAGTTTTGGCATTGCTTGCACTTACCCGAGGGGTTGTTAGTGCAGTCGGGTTCTGTGCCTGAGTCGACGTATTCAATTACTCGCTCGGCTTTATCGAAGACGTGCCGAACCAGCTCGAAGTCGCGCTTACGCGTGAACTCCTTGAAGGCGTTATCGGCTTTGAGTTCGTAAACAAACACTGCCTCGTCAATAGGCTGTCCATCGAGGTCCCGAAGGCCCATGCGGTATGCCAGCTCCAGGTACACCTGAATCTGAAGAACGTGGGCTCCGAAGGGGGCTTTAATGAGGTTCCAGGCCTTCATAAAGTCTCCGTTGGCCTGGGACATGAACTGTGGCCCCATCCAGCGAATGGTTCCGGGGCCGATGGTCTTAATCTCCAGGAAGCAGTCGTCGCCCAGACCGCGGAGCCAACCGTCGGTGTGGCCAGCAATGCGGAGGGCATCGTCGTGGAGCCTGACCTCGTCGTAGAACAGGTGCGGAGAGGCGCAGTGCTCACACTCTGCGGGCGAGGTACCGACGGTGATGAGGTCACACAGTCGACAGCGGAACTTCCCGTGCATGACCCCCATCTCAGAGAACCACTTCTGCCACTTCTCGTGCGTCTGGTGGCCCTGGTCGAAGATAGCCTGCATCCGCAGATTGGGGCGCTCTGCGCGGCTGGCAGTGCCCGTCATAAGGAACCAGGAGGAGCGAAGGCAGAAGTCCGGCTTGATAATCTCCGAGGGGTGCAGGACCGTCGTAGAGCGGTTCTCTGGCGGACGAGACATGAGGTGTCGCTCTATCGCCCCCAGTACCCGGTTAGGAGTCTTCTTGGCGTCGAGGAACCGCTTCATGGCGTCACTGCCCGAAGAAGCCGGAGGGGCCTGATATGGCGTGTTATCGGGCGTGCTGCTGGACGAACTCAGCGAACCCCATGTGTCGCGCTGTACGATGCCATTTTCTGACGAGAGCATTTCTTTCACGATGGCTTAGTCCTCCCCATATTCCGTGTTCTTCATTATTGGTTACGCCAGAAACCAAGCACTCAGTCCGTACGGGACAGGGTGGCCGAGAATCTGAGCCAAAGCAGTGCTCTCTGGCTTGATTAGCAATCTTGTTGTATAAAAGGCGGTCCCTAGGGGGAAAGAAAAGCTCAGGGTCCACATCGGGCTTAGAACATGAGCCTTGTGTGCGCCAGGACTCTGCGGGGTCTTCTTCAATCAGCATCCGGTGCGGAATCCTCTGCTTGTACGGGGAGTGCCCGTAAACGTTCCCGGTCGTCAAAGACTTCGATGAAGTCGTTCTCGTCCAGAATAACGTAATTCTTTCCATTTAGAGAAATCCCAAATACCGGCATCCGACCGTCCATAATGGCCTCGGTACTAATCTTCTCTAGCTCTCTGGAAGAGATAGTTTTTGTCAGCTTTCCGGTCCATTTGTGCTCGATAAGGAGCTCTGCAGAGCGCACATCCCCCTTGCGGCTCCAGAACGCTCCCGAGGCGGCGGTGGTAGAGCCCCCAATGCGTTTAGCTAAACGCTTTTCGTGAGCTTGAGACTGCTTCTGTCCCTCTGACTTAGCCAATTACTCGACCGCGGGGGACTGCTGAAAGACGAGGTCAACTACCTGTTCGGCCATAAGGAGGCTCTTGGGGCATAAGACGTCGAAACAATCGCAGGCGTAATTGCGGTTTAGAAAGCCCGCGACGCGGTCAACAGCGGCATTTCGGAAAGGCTGCAATTCTGCATTTCGGTCAATCTGCATTAGTGCCCACTACGGCTTGCGGAGCAGTGGGGGTGTTAGCCATGACTTCGGCTTGCATCGCGTCAAACAGGTCGGGGTCTTCGCGAACGGCCTGCAGGAGGGCCTCTTGCCCGTTCCACTTAGCGTCTCCGCGGTAATACCATGCCCCGCGACGGTCTACCGTGCCGAGGATGATGGCAAGGGACACAACCTCTTTCGCGAAGTCGTAGTCTCCGGCCTCGTAGATGCTGTGGTTTTTGAAGTAGAAGTCGACGTAGGCCACCTGCTGGGGAGGAGAGACCTTGGACTTAATGGTGCGAATCTTGACTCGTTGACCGACGCGGACCTTGTTGGCCCCAGAGCCGGTCTCAATCCACTCATCACGGCGCACCTCGCACCGCACGAAGTAGGCGTAGTCCTTGCCCTTCCCGCCGGGAGTGGTGCGGGGGTCCCCGTGCATCACTCCAATTTGCATGCGGAACTGGTTAATGATGATTCCCGTTACGGGGCGCTCGTTCTCTGTCAGACTGCGCTTCATCGCGGCTCCGGCTTTGCGGAAAAACTTATTGGTAATCAGAGCGCCACGGCCAACGGTCATCTCGTCCATCTGCTTCTCGTCCTCTGGGGCAGGAACCAGTGCGGGCAAAGAGTCCACCACGATGGCGTCGATAGCCTTGGACTCGGCAAAGTCAATAACTGCTTGGTATGCCTCCTCCATGATGTTGGTCTCGATAACAATGACGCGCGAGTGGTCGACTCCACACAGGGTGGCGTACGCCGGGGACCACTGCTCGGCGGCGACCCACACCGCAACCCAGTCGGGGTCACGGCGCTGGTTGGCGGCAACGAACTTGAGGGCCAACATGGTCTTCCCGTGGCTTGGCTCGCCCACCAGCTCGGTCCACTGGTTGCTCGGGAAACCGCCATTGAGGATGTAGTCCAAGGTCACGGAGCCCGAAGGAGAGCAGCCCACGAGGTCCTCACGAATGTCCTCGCCAATGACGACAGAGTTATCTCCGAGCTTCTTATTGATAGCGGCCATGACCTTCTTGGCTTCTGCGCTGATTGGCATGTTGTCCCTAACCGTCAATTCTTCCGATGATGCCCTGCGGGTTCCAGTTGCTTACGCCGTCGTTCCCGCGAGAGGACTGCGTCGGACCCTCTACGTTTGCACCCGTCAACGAGCCAAAACGACTGCCCGACTGCTCAATGGGGTATCCACAGTCGTAGCACCGCAGAGCAATCTGGGGTGTCGGGCGCATGTAGTTGACCGAGCTGCACTGGGGGCAGTTCTCCGTCTGCTGAGCGGATGCCGCCTTCGGCTGCTGGAACTGCTGAAAGGAGGGCAGTGGAGCCATAGGCTGCTGCGTCTGAGGTACGAGAGAAGGCATCTGCGCCTGCTGTTGCTGTTGCTGCTGTGGGGCAGGTGCGTTGCCCAACTTACGCGCCCACCAGTCTGCGTTGTTCACTTCTTACCCTTCTCCGTTTTCAGAACAGCCGTAGGTGTGCCAAGAACCAGTAGGCCGAGGCCCAGTAACTGCGAGATAGACGCCGCGGTAGACCGCAGGATGACCTCCGAGAGGGATGCCTGAGAGGCCACGGCAAACTCCATCACCCGCTCGCGTTCTTCGGGGGACAGTGACTCCAGGTGCTCCGCGACCATCGCACCAGAGGACGCGAGAGAGTGCGCGGCAAGCAGGGGAATAAGAGTCTGTACGTTTTTTAGCCGCTCTTCGCTCGCTTGCTCTTCGTGGTCCAGAACGTCGGGCGACATGGGGACCTTATCCGGAGAAAGGTGCCGGTGAGCGTTAGGCAGTCCTGTGTCCGAAAGGAACGTATGCAGGTGCTCTACTAACGGAATAGACAAAACAATAGCGGAGGGCTTACGGCGGAAAAACTTCATTTGGCCTCTCCCCAGCGGTCAACAATCTTGACGTCAGCAATAAGCGGAACTGTCATTTCCGGCAAGTGAATGCCTTCCATAGATAGCCTAATGGCTTCTGCTGTTTCTTCCGCACGGCTCGCCGGAGTAGAAGTTACTAGCTCATCGTGAACCGTCAAAAGGACGTTTATATCGGGCTCATCGAGAAAGCAGGAGTGGGCGCGGACAATAGCGAGCTTCATGATGTCCGCCGCGGAGCCCTGAATAACGGTATTGAAAGCCTGCCTCTCGGCGCGAGAACGACGAGAACGCTGTTCTTTATCCTTCTCCGTCATATCGCGGTACGGAATTGTCACGGCGGGCAGAAGGAGGTCAGGGATATACCGCCGTCGACCAAAGACTGTCTCGACATACGGGGTTCCTGAGCGCTGACGTGCGAGCCTCACAATGCGGGCTTTGTACTGGCTGATGCGGGGGAACTGCGCCTCAAAGTCCGTCATGAGCTGGCGTGCGTCGGTCATACTGCACCCGATGCTCGTGGCGACCTTATCCGGACCAATCCCGTACGACAGCGCCAGAACCAGGGTCTTACCACCGGAGCGGTCGATGTTGAGGCGCTCGGCGATGGCGGTGTAAATGTCACGCCCTGCGCGGTAGTTCTCAATAAGGTCAGGGTCATTCGAAAAGGCAGCAATAACCCGCGGCTCAATCTGCGAGTAGTCCGCCACGACAAGCTGGTTACCGGGCTCTGCGATAAACAGGTTACGCACCATCTTCCCGTAGTCCGTTCGGGGATTAGGGATATTCTGCATATTGGGCTTTGACGACGATATGCGGCCAGTTTCCGCTCCGTGCGCCTTGAAGTCGGTGTGGACACGTCCGTCAATCAGCAGGCTCTCTCGCGGTACGAGCCTGGTCTTGCCGTTGGTAGTGCGCTTGACGAGGCCACCGGTGTACGGCATGACGTACGTTGTCATGAGCTTGTTGAGGTCCTGGTACGCCAGTAGCGCGTCTATCAACGCGTCTTTGCCGCGGTAGAACTCCAGGGCATCCGCAGAGGTCGACAGCATCGTGTGGTCTACGTCATTACCGGCCTTGACCGCCTCGCGCCCACGCTCCGTAAGCGCCGCCTGGAACTTGCGGTCGGGGTTAATGCGCGGCTTCTTGCCGTCTGCCTGCGGGGCAAACAACAGCCGTTGCTTCTCTTGAATTGAATTGATGGGAAAGGCTTTACCCGCTAGGCGGTAGACGTTGCCCTCGGCCTCTTCAATGTCCGCAAGAAGCTGAACCCGTAAGGTCTCTAGCTTGTCGACGTCCAGGACGGCCCCCCGCAGCTCCATATCGCACAGGGCAACCAGGACATCCATCTCCAGCCGCCAGACGCGGCTCAAGGAGCCCTCCAGCTTGACGGCGAGCTTCTTGTACAACTGCCACGTCAACTCTGAGTCAATGGCTGAGTACAGCGCTACGTCTTCAAACGAGTGCAGGGCAATGTTGACTCCGATGCCCTTCTCCATCTCGACTCCGAGATTCCTCTTCACCGAGTCCTTTAGCTTCAGAGAGTTCTTGTGGAGGTTGTTGATGATGAACCCCGCCATCATGGTGTCAAAGTGCGGGCCTGCCGGAACTGCGCCCCGGAAGTACTTCGCAACGGACTCCAGGTCAAACTTTGCGTTGTGCGCAATCTTGAGCGCAGGGCCGAACATGACCGGTCGAAGGGCCGCGAACACCGCCCCTGGGGTGAGTTGCTGTGGTGCCGGACCAAACACCGGCTCGCGCTTGCTGTCGGCTTGGGAGTAGTGCTTATCCGTTACCTCTTTGCCCTCGGCAAGCCTCCGGCGACCCTCCGCCAAGATAGGACGGTTCCAGCTTAGGAAAGAGCCGTGTGGGTGTCCCATGGGGATAACGTCGGTGCGGTTATCGGTCGCAAAGCTAATCCAACAGACGTCGTTTATCTTGCGGATAAGGCGGTTCTCGCCAATGGTCTCAACGTCGAAGGCGAAGGCCTCGACGGAGCGGTAGTGCGCGACGAACTCAGCTAGCTGAGACTCGGTGGTAATGAGATTGAACTCCATGATGTCCTCTGCGTAGTAGCCAATAAAGACAAGAAGAAGGCCCCGCTAGTCATGGGATAACTAACGAGGCCCTCCACGGTGGTGGCTACTTGAGGCCGACGAGCGCCTGGGCGACCGTCATGTGCTCCTCATAGCTGAGAACGCGAATCTCGCTGGAGTCGTACGGTACGAGGTTGTGCAGGAGGCTGTCGGAGACCGCGGGGTCAAGCTCCCACTCCTCGGACAGGTCCTCGCGCTTGACGCGCTCCAGGGTGTAGGTCGTCTGAGGACCACTGCCCTGGCGAGAAACTGACCAGAAGTGCTTGCTCAACGGCCCACGACGGGCGTCGTCGTTTGCGGCCTTAAGCTGACGAGCAAGGGTCGGCGGTGCCGTCAGAATCTGGAGGTTGGGGACGTCGTCCGTCAACACCAAGACATTGAAGGCAAACTTGCCGCGCGGCTTTTGGCCCGCCACAACGGACAAGGGGTCTTCGTCGCCGAGGCTGACGTAGGACTTCTTGCCCTCTTTCTCAATCCAGAACTGCTCGTAGACAGCGAAAGGCTTGTCTTCGACGAAGCGGACGAGTTGTGCCGACTCTGTGAACTTGAAGTCAACGGCATAGTCGCTGTCTTTCTTGTCCATCAGCTTCGACGCGTCGTCCCAGCCACCGGCTTGAACCGAGGTCTGGTGCTTACCAACAGCGCTTGCAGAATCTTCGACTAGGTCACCTGAAAAGTTGACGTAGCGGGCTGCATCCATGGTGGGGTTTTGCATTGGTTCTTCTTTCGGTCATGAGGCCCAGGGCTCTCGGGGGATTTAGGTTGTGAGGCACTACGGCTCTCAGGCCACTGCGTCCTTCCAGCGGGCAATGATGCTTGCTGTTAGGTCGGGGTGGTGTGACCACTCTACACGAGCCGCACCCAAAAGATTACGACTTGAAAACTCTTCAATAGCAATCTCAATGAGAATCCGAGTGTATACCCGATTTCCATTGACCTGCTTACCCTGCAGTGTCTTCGCTTTCAGTCGATACGGGGCGGCGGGGATGTAGCCACGCTTCTCCCAGGAGCGAATAGTGACCACGCTTTTCTCTAGCGCCAGGGCCAGCGCGCCAATAGAAAACAACGAAGTCTCTACCCCGCGGACACTGCGGATAATGGGCGACTGGTCCCAGCCGGTGGGCTCTTGGAATGCTTTCTGGCGGTTCTTGGCGGCGGTGACGTTGTCCGGTCGGCGGGCACTCTTAGAGCCGGGGGCACGGTCGAGGCCCTCAAATGAGCGCAGAACGTCCTCCGCACTGCGAAGTCCAACCACGGTCAGTTCTTCCGGGGTGCGCGGGGCTTCTGCGGGGTCAGCGCCCACGTCACGGTCACGGGGTAGAGGGCATCCAGGTCATCCTCGGAGATAAGACCCTCCCAGTGCGCCTGGAGGAGTTCCTCCTCGTCAATGGCCTGTGTCACGACCGTCTTTACGACGCGGTCCTCCAGCCCCAACTGCTTCAACCGCTCGGTGACCGTCTCCGTGTCCAGGAGCTTGCGCGATGAGCGACGCTGCTTCTGGATTCCGGTGTAGCCCTCAATGGCGTTCGGGAACAGGACGTTGAGGCTTCCTTTGTCGTCTTCTTCGCCAAGGGCATCCAGAAGTTCCAGGAGCTTGTCGCGGTCTACTTTCATCTCTTCGGACAGGGCATCGACAAGAACCTTCTTCTTGAGGAAGGAACGACTGACCCCATCGAGGGTGTCGGTGTCCAGAATGCGGGGTTCCGTGGGGATGATTTCAACCATTATCTGCTCCTGTTGTTAGTTGATAGCTTGCTTCAGGAATGCTAGCAGGCTCCGGCTATCTAGTTCCATCCCGCCGACGTCGTCGACGCCGGAACCATCCAGCAGGGCACCGGCTACTGCAAGCTTCTGGTGGACCAAGTCGTGCTGGCGAATATCCAACGAGCGCTCCACAAGGAAGTCCTGGACAATGACCATCTTCCACTCCGAGGAGACCCTCTGAATGCGGCCATTTCGCTGGAGAAGAGCACCCGCTGACCAGGGGAGGTCGACGTTGACCAGCAGATTGGCCTGGGGGAGGTTGACGCCGTATCCGCCAGCATCTGAGCTAACGAACACCCGCACCTCGGGGTCCTCCTGGAACAGCTTCTTGTTGGCGTCTTTCTGCGCGAGGGATAGCCTCCCGGAGTAGGGAACCGCCTTCGCCCCGAAGCGCGCGACCAGAGTCTCGACAGCATCGACCCAGGAGACAAACACCACGACCTTGTAACTCGGGTCAATCTCAAGAAACTCCGTGACGTAGGCCTCTACGGCATCGAGCTTGGGAGTGCCGTAATTGAACGCCAGCAGTCCCTCGTCAACCAACTGCGCGGCGTACGCGCTGCCGTCATCGCGGGTCGGGTCGTGGTGATGCTGCGCGGAAAGGGTGATGAGCTCTGGAGACACGCAGAGTTGCCGAAGGCAGGTGATTCCGGACATCACCGCACCGAGCACAGCGTTTCGAGGGTCTTGATAGCCGAGGCCCGCTCCGCCATACAGCGTCGACAGGCTAAAGACGCCGCCGGTCTGCGCAAGCTTCTCTAGATGGGGCATAAGGTCTCCCACCAGCCTGCTATGGAGCTTTCGGCTCCGAGCATCGAGAGGCACCACGATGGGGTCGCGGTACATCGTGGTGGGCAGATACGGGGCGACCGCGGGGTCGGCTTGGGTACGGCGGACCATGACGGAGTCAAGCCGAGTGTGCAGGCCCGCTAGGTTTCGGTACCGCTCGACAGCCCCAAAGGTGTTGCGCTCGATGTAGGCCTCGTCAAAGGACTTAAAGTCGCCTAGAACTGTGCGGTCGACAAACTCCATAATGGAGAACAGCTCCTCCGCGCGGCCATTCTCGATGGGGGTCCCCGTGAGCGCTAAGCGGTATGCGACCTTACGGGCCAGGGCCTTGACGCGGCGGGTGCGCTGAGCTCTGAAGTTCTTCAGGGCAGTTACTTCGTCGCAGACGATGGCTGAAAACTCCATCTTGCCGAGCAACTTCCAGTCCTTGGTCACCTGCTCGTAGTTGACGATGACATACGAGAAGGTGCGCGCGAGGGAATACTGCTCAGCGCGCTGTTTCGGGGTTCCGGAAATGACGATGGATTTACGGTCGGTGAACTTTGCGATTTCTCCCGCCCACTGCGCCTTCAGCGTGGACAGCGCGACGATGAGCACCGGCTTCGTTACCGCTCCCTGCTCCCGCAGAGTTTCGATGGCCGCAAGAGACGTCGGAGTCTTACCAAGACCCATCTCGTACGCTACTAAGGCGCGGCCCGACAGGAGGACTTGTAGGTCCTGCTGTTGGTAAGGGTGAAGGGTTCCCGTAAACATATGCCCGCTCGCCGTAGAGGTAGGAGATTGCATTCTCCATTCCCCAAGTGATTTCCTCGTCGGTCATCTCTCCGGGGTCTTTCTTTCCAGTACTACCGTAGTTGAAGAATCGGGCATTAACGCCATATTTGTGGCACAGTTCCATAACCTCCTGCGAGGCCTTTCGACCGGCGGTATCGAGGTTGGGATTGTCAAAAGCAAAAACGACGTTATCCACCGAGCGAATGAGCTTGAACTGCTCATCGGACATAGAGGAGCCGCAGATAGCTACTGCGGATATGTTTCCCACATCATAAAAACGGATGCAGTCCAACGGAGACTCCACAACCACTACCGAGTCTCCAGTGAGCTGCGGCAGGCCAAAGAGCGTCCGTGACTTCTTCATCCCCGGCGGTCGGTTGAAAAAGTGCTTGTGGAACTGGCCCTTCTCCTGCCATCCCAGCAGGTCGGGCCTAGAAGAGGCTCCAGAGTTATCCACCGAGCTGTCGAACTGCCAAATTGGAAGTACCCAGAGCTGCTTCTTCTCGTCCCAGAGGACTCCAAAGTGCGCAATGGCCTCTCCACTAACTCCTCTAGCCGTAAGTGCCTCCGTAGGAGGTGGCCCGAAGAGCGCCAGTCGGGCGCGGGACATCGGAACAACCGAATCAGCCGACTCCATGACACGTTTTGGGATGGACGCCAGCAGCGTCGCCAGCCGGTCGGGGTCAATCTCGGCGATGTTGTCCAGCCACGCGCGGGCGGCGACAAAGTCATACGAGACCTCATCGCCCCAAAGTACGGTGACGAAGCCCTGGACATCGGCCACCAGCGCAAGGAGCCCCCCGGAATAGTGGCAGGAGAAGCAGATGTGCTGGCCCGTGGAGAGGTTGACCCACCAGGAGGGGCTGTTGTCTTCGCGACCGACAATGCGGCGATGCGCAGGACACAGCGCGTTGGCCTCATTTCCCCGCACGCTGTAGTCGAGTCCGAGGGCCTCCAGGACCTCCTCGACATTTACGGTGCTCACGGCGTTTGGGACCAGACCGCGGAGTCGTTGCAGAACTGGCACGAGAGCTGCTGTGACTCATCATGAAAACAGCCACGGTCCCAGTTCCACGTAATAGAGGTCTCTGAGGGGGGACAGTTACGCGACTGGACAATCTTCAACAGGCGGATGCCCTCATCCCCCTCGACCGGCTCCAAGCCAAGGATGACGTCGGAGTCTTGGAAGAACGATGAGGAGTAGCCGATGGAGTCCGCAGAGACCTTGTTCCCCTTCATTTTCCACAGCAGAGTCTGGGTCGTGATGACGATGGGGATATTGAGCTTCTGCGCCATCCGCTTGAGTCCGCGGGTGATGTTCGTCAGCGCCTGAGGGGTAT